ATTATATAGTAATACAAGAAACAGATAGAGAGAGACAGACAAGGTGTGACATTATTATCACACGTGCAGCATTTAAGTCACACTTAAAGAACCTAACATGTCAAAAGACTGACACTTGAAGAGCTAAAAGAAGTTTTAAGTGTCAAATATTAACTATTGACAAGAGGCTTTAAGTGTGTTAAAATAATATAGAGCTGATGGGGTACTAAAATGTTCTATATAGTTATATACCCCCTCAGATTTTTCTACTAAAATATGCTTAGTTAGATACATATAAGGAGTAAGAAGTAGAAGCTAACAGGGCTTAAGAGTACTTAAGTACACTTAATATACTATAGTATCTTAACCCCCTATATCCATGATGTAACTTTAGAAAGCTACCAGCTTATCCAGCCATCCTGCTTCTGCTCTATTGAGGAAACATTCATGCCACTCATGAACTTCTCTAGCTCATTCTCTAGGAGTTCTTCCTTCCTAGACCTTATCTCTATGTCAGCATCAGCAGCCATCTGGTCTACCCAATACTGTACAGCCATTGCCAGTACGTCTAGTCTATCATCGTGTGCCAAGGCTCCACGCTGCTTAGTAATCCTAGTCATCTGGTAGGCTAACATATACTTACTACCCTTCTCAGGCGGCATATCCTGCACACTATCATAGTCCTTCTGTATTACCTTAGGGTCTATGACAAGCCTGTGCTGGTTCATGACAGGCTCTAGTGTATCAATGATACGCTTCTCCTTCTGTGTATTGTGTCGGACTTCCTCTACAGTCACAGGGTAGGATTTAAGTAGGTGTGGCTTCAGTAGCTCAGTAAACATACCGTCACCGAAGTTACTCTCTACCAGCACTAGATTAACTTGATGTATCTTTGCTAGGTCTGTTAAGTGTTGTAGTGTACTATCAGTATAGCCACCCTCAACACCACCAGCATCTACAACATACAGAAAACCATTAAGCATCTTAACAACAGCGTATGCAGTCTCATCTGAGCCTCTACCAGAAGGGTCAATGGCTAACACGCTACCCTGATACTCTTTACGCCCTATAGTGTCCTCAGGGGCGTAGTACTTGTCCCCTGATAGCCCTACATTAGGCAGGTCTAGCATCGGTTTCATTACCCCATAGACCATCTTCTCAGGTGCAGTCTCCTTATCACAGGAGTATATCATCAAGTCATTCAGCTTAAGCGGATATTTGTTTGCATCACTGAGTGAAGTATCCAACATAAACTGCAAAGCAAAGCCACTTCTACCATAACTCAGTTCTCTTTCTATCAAATCATCGTCATCAAAGCGTTTAGGGTCCGTAGGAAGCCCGTATGATGCTGCTCCTTTAGTCTCTAGTACCTCTAGTAGCTTTGGAGCAAGACGCTTATCATACGCCTTCTCAGAGCGTTCTATGGTAGGGTACCTAGCTGGCCACACTCGCATCTCATATCCACGTGTAGTCAGTGTATTGTAGAGAGACATCTCGTTCTGAGGAGTACCAAGGTACATAATCTTACCATCAGGCTTGAGAACAGCATCAAATTCCTTGACAGTCTCCCCTAGCTTCTCACGCATCATGTGCGTCATGGAGTTATTAGGTACCTCTACGTCATCTGCGATGATTATGTCTGCTCTACTACCTGTAAGCTGTCCAGTGACACCCACGGACTTCACAGAGGGGCTACCAGAGGCTTTAGCAGGAGCTACATCGAAGGCAATCTTAGACCATCTCTGACCGTCTTTAGCTACTAAGTGTTGACATAGGGGTAATTCTACGATTATACGCTGTGTAAAGGTAGAGAAGTCATCAGCACGTGCCTTAGATGCAGATACTACCATGAACTTAAGTTGTGGGTTAATCAGTAAGCACCAGACCACGAAGGCAGCCGCAATGTAGGACTTACCTACACCACGGAAAGCCTCAATGATACAGCGTTTAGGATTGTTCTGCATGTAGTCAGCAATATCGTACTGAATCTCTGTAGGTTCTGGAAGTCCTAGATGCTTCCACACTATGAATAGAAAGTTTCTAAAGTCTTTGAGGGACTCTGGTACTTCATTAGTCATCATATATCACTTCAATACCATGTGCATGTGCATCGTTTACTTTACACCATACAGCATTAATAGGTGCTACGTTAAACTGAAAGGTAGCTGCTAAATCACCTACAGTAGTAGAACCATCTAGGTTCATACCAGACACAGGAGCTATAGTATCATTACTAAAACCAATGGTAATAGAATGGTTGTCATGGTCATTCTGTATACATAAGTACATACGACTAGCGTTACTGTCTAGTACTTTTACCCACGACTGGTCTGCGGGTAGTGTTACGTTCTTACTAGTTAAACTTGCGTTGTGGCCTCTCATTGTAACTGTTCTCCTACTTCAAAGGGTAAGCCTTCTAATAAGTTACCCATAGGGCTTTCTGCCATGATTGCATCAAGGGAAGCTCCATTATCCTTAAGGAACTTAACAGCCACTGATAGCTCACTAGCCGTTGCCTCTCCACTCTGAACACGCATAAGCAAATCTTTAGTGACTGCATCGTGTAGAGTGTCCATCAGTTGTTTTTCTGTCACTGCCACTCTCCTGTACGTATTTGTTCTGTTACTTCTATAGCACGTTGACCTACTTGTTTAGCCCAACGACTGTCAAGAAACTCATCTGCCGCCGTACCGTAATTTCCTGCCTTTAGCAGAGCCATTGCGTTTACGAACTTGGACGCTGTTCCTATTCCTACGTTGAAGGTGAAGTTGATAAGGGCTGCGAAACGTACCTCGTCTAACTGTAGTACCCAAGGGAACTTCTCTTTCAGTTGCGCTGTCACTTGTTGTACATCGTTCTGTAGTAACATCTCTGCTTCTTTTTCTGAGATGCCTACGTCTTCCAAGTTTCTTCCGATACCGATTGTCAGTTTGTCTGATGTGCATTTGTACGGCTTAAGCTCCATACCTTCGTGGCGTTTGAGTTGGTCTAGTAGATTGCTCATGCTTTCTTCTTGTACTTATCCGTCTTCTTAGGAAAGCCAGCCTTCATATTAGAGTACGCTTTAGCTGAGACAGTAGACTTACTCTTAGGTCTGCTAGTGCCAGCAGCTTTACGCTTATTAATGTTCTCATATAAACTCATGTTCTTCTCCGCTTGTTCTGCTGTAGTTAGGTTGTGCATATCCCACATTACTTCTTCATCCTATATACGATGTTGATTGCAGTGTTTGCACATACTGCTAGTAGTGTTAGTATCTGTAAGAAGATACCTATGATTTCTAGTTCCACTACTTCTCCTGTTTAGGTATTACATTACTACATACGTAGCATAACATTCTAACAAAGTTCTGTACTAACTTCTGTGGTATGTACTGAGTATTCAAACAGTGTTTGCAAGTGTACTTCATTATTTCTTCCCGAATACTTTAGCTGCACCTTTAATACCAAAGGATGCTGATACGATTATACCAAGGGTGTACTTGTACCACTCAGGTGTTTGTCCCAACGCTTGGAAACCACGTTCCACGTACTCGACTGTAAAGGGCAGGAAGCAGAGTAGTAGTGGGATACTGAACAAAATTGTAAGATACTCATCTTTCCAGCTTTCTTTAGAACCCTTAACAGCTTCAACATCCCAATCAATCTCTCCTGCAATCTGCTTCTCCATGATAGAGGTTTCTGCTTCTATCTTAACTAACTTCTGTTTAGCCTTGGCTTTCTTTGTTTCTACAAAGCCCTCGACTGCACTAGAGGCTACTCCGAATAACCCCTGTAATACTAAACTCATCATAGTGTGTCACCTTCTATCCTGTTACACCTAACAGCCTTTAGGTCAAACTGAGGCACTATCTTAACCATATGCCCCACCATTTCTTCTAGCCTATCTATACACTCTTGTTGTGTGTAGTACGGGCCTCTCTTATCTTGTATTTCTATACAGTCTGCACCACTTAGTAGACCACATACTAACATCTCTGCTAAAAACATTATTTAAATCCTATTGCCTGTGCTGCACTATAAACCATATATACTATAGCAATACCTATTAGTACAATAAAACCCGCTACGATGACTAACATCTGTAGGGTATCCATAATGTCTGAGTGCTTTTGTATCTTAGCCTTACGTTCCTGCAAAGCTATTTCTTTAGCTTCCTGTATACGCCTAGCACGTTCTGTTACAATGCTCTGCCATGTACCATGCCCAAACCGCCAGTCAATTAGGGTACGCATCTCATCCATCTTCTCTTGGGCAAGCTTTGCGTCTATGGTTTCTCTAGCTACATTTGATATAGAGAAGCTAGAGTTAGACTTCTTGTTACGCTTTTGCTGGACTTGTTGCTCACCCTCAAAGAGTTTATCAACAAATCCAGCTATCTCGCCTACATCATTTGCAGTATTGATTACAGATTTTATTTGGTCAACGGCAGCCTTTACCAAGGAAATTCCAGCCAAGGTTTCTGCAATCATACTAGTCTCCTTACATCTTCATTAAAAGTGAGGAAGCAAGGCCAACGACAATAACCGTTGACCCCATAATCATAGCCTCTAAACGCCACATACGCTTGTCTAGGGCTTCAAGTTTATCTCCGACAGCCTGATAGCGTATTGCACATTCTTTTTCGTGTGCTTCAAGCTCTAGCTGTACTTTGAGTTCTGGTTCTAAGGACATCTTCATGCGTCAGGCCAGTTGTTAATTGGCGCTTTGCCTGTTGGGTTGCCATCACTATCAACAGGCGTGTCGAACAAAGCCTTGAACGCATCAATGTCTGCCGCGTTATCTATCGCTGTCTCGATTGTTCCAGAAGCAGTGCGAACAGCGGCCCTGTAATTTGTAACCGCTGTGCTAAGTGTCTTGCTGCTATCTTCTTGCAGACGAATAACCATCCAGTCAGTACCAGCTAACANCNCACCAGCCGTTACCTTTGTCTGCGCTTTATGCTGTGACTTTAGCCCAAGAGTTACGCCCTGCACACCCGTCTCAGGGTCGGTCACAGCGTTGCCATCATCATCAACCCAGAGCGTGTCAGCAAGCTCACGAGCTACGCCAGCCGACCAATAGAACTTATTGTCAAACGGGGCTGGGTCATCTTCCCAGACAAGCCCCTTGTCAGCTTTCGTTGTGTCATCCCACACCATCCAGTTGTACGGATGTTGTATGCCAGAGCTATCTGTCCAAGCCTTACCAGCCCGAATTATTTTGTTGTTGTATTTCCACATTATAAGCTCCTACTTAGCGTTGGAATATTTTGCTGGACTAGACCCAAATGCAAGGAAAATATATTCACGCCCACTAGTATTATGAGCGTTGTTGCTTTCTCTTAATTTAAATCCGTTAGATAAGAAGTCGACTTCTCTATCCGCAACTTCTGCGGCAGGTAAATCTGCGACTAGCCTGTCATTCATTTCGTTATGGGGACTGCGCTTGTCATCCCAAATATACCAGCTTCCTGTGTTGTCCCTGTCTTTCACCATAAGCCAAGAAACTTTGAAGCCGGTGTGTACATATGTGCCATCAGCAGATGAATTTCCAATGTACATTCCAGCCTTACTGAAACCTTCGATGTCTGTGAAACAATACGCTATGTAAGCTGAACCTGCATCATTGCTGTTAATTGAAGCCGCACTACCAACCGTAAAAACAGTGCTATTGAAAGCGGTGTCATTAAAAATTGTAGCTAAATCAGCTTTTGCCGCATTTGTGTCTAAAGCTAGATAATGCGTAGACACAACGTCTTTATGTTGAACTCGCCATCCGCCACCGTCATCAAGACGCTTAACCATAATTATTGTAGGTGTTGTGGCTACACCACCAACTGTTAAATTGTGAGGTATTGTATGCCCCGCAGTTCCATTCCCAACATATTTAATTATAGAAAAGCCAGACTCAGTATTTACAGAACCAGTGTAAGTTTTCGCTGTACCTGACCCTGTTGTGTTGCCAGATACGGCTGTTCCAGCAAGCCAGTTCCAAGCAACGTAGGTTTCAGGAGAAGCATTTACAGTGTTGTTTGTTCCAATTTGGAATCCATCACTTTCAAAAGCTTGAACACCATCTGCAAAAGTATCTTCTGCCGAATTGATGTCTGACTTTATTCGCTTAGTAGCCCCTCTAACACTGTCAACAAGCAGGTGCGACCTATCTGGAGAACTTCTTTGTTTTATCCACGTCCAGTCAGGCTGAAAATTTGCACCGCCTATGGAGCGGTCATCAGCGTCATTGCCTGTCCATAGCACAGTGTTGAAATACTCAGACGCATCAATGATAGCTGGCTCTGGCAGGTTGGCTGAACACAATGCGAGGAAGTCGGATGCCGGCGTATAGGCAAATGATGATTGACCAAAATTTGCTTCAATAACCGAAGCTGAACCTGATGCCGCGTTTGGATAGTATTCACCAGCCGCAACACTTTTAACTCCTTGAGCCACATTGTTTTTGTAAAAGTTAATCTCATTAGCATCAGCATTGTAAGCAACCCCTATGACATCGTTTGATGTAAAGGTTGCTCCGTAAGCAACGCCAGAAACATTGGTGTAGAATTGCCCGTTACCATAATAATGATAGCCCGTTGAAACTGAATTTTGCGAAATCGTGTCTGATGTTGGCTTTATACCAGCCGCCATATTCGCATTGTTCGTGCATTTAACTTCCCAATACCATTTGCCCTCCGATGGCAAAGCCATTGTTGCTGGACAGTCGCCGCCACCGCTGTCGTGCGTAACTTTCAAATTTCCTTCACTAAGGGTTGCGCCGGTGTGCTTATTGACTGCGTTCAAAACAGCAAATGTATTCGTCGGGCTGTCTAGCACAACATCTGAGGCAACAAGGCCAGACACAGCAAAGTCATTGTCATTTCCAGAAACATCATTGCCGATAGCACTGCTGTCTGCGAAATCGAGGTGGAAGCCGTTAGTGCCATAGGTCAGGCCGCTGACATCCTTCGGCACCCAGAT